CTGTTCAACAGGCATGCGTGCCTCCTAAAGCGTTTCGCGAATGACGATGGACGAGCCCATGACGCCGCCTACCCAATCCTGAACGCAGTAAGGGTTGAGTCTTTGGCTGCCCCCGTGGCGTTGGCGACAATTGCACCAGGCCCGCCAGGACTTGAGACCAGAAGAACGGAAATTCTAATGTTGGCCGCAGGCGATGAGATAATTCCGGCAAGAGAACAGAAAGATTCACCCAACTGCGTTGCCGTCACGCGGGCACTGGAAATGACCGTCGTACCGTCCCAGAGTTTTACCCAGAAGTTTGCGTTGGCAGTTGGCGCATAAAGAGAAACTTGCCCTATTGCCACCCATGTACCGCTCGTTCCTTGAGCAACACTTGGGCCTGTGAAGAAATCCGTTGTGTTGCTAAGAGCCACGTCACCGGAAAGGGAATTGGCGACGTATCCCGTTGAGATGAGATAACCGGAAGCGCGCGTGTACTGGATGCACCGCCAGTTGCCGGAGCCCAGCGACCGGAAGACGGCGCTATCGCCCGCCACGGTGACGATGTTGGCGCCGCCCGGCAGGATCAGCGAGGTCGCGTTGTGCGTGAGCGTCAGCGCGCCCGTGAAGGTAACGGTGCGCTCCGTGCCCGCCTGCACCGTCCCAAGCCCGGTGATGGTCGTGGTACCGGTGACGTTAACGTAATTGCCCGTCGCCGCGCCGATGTCGGTGGTGGTGGCAGAAGCGATATCGGCGCCCTTGGCCTCGTTGATGGCCGCGCCGCTCATGACAAGCGTGCCGGTCATCGTGCCGCCGGTCCGGGGAAGCGGCGGCTTTGAGCTGTTCTGCAGGTGGAAGATCGGCGTCACGGCCGCGACGGCGATCTCGTAGACGCCATCCTCCAGCACGTCGCCAGCCGCCAGATCCGACCCGTCCGGCCACACCAGATCGCCCGCACCAACCGAACTCACATCGGCGGTCATCGCGCCGGTATTGTCGGACGCCGCGGTGAAGGTGAACGTCTGCCCGACCGCATACGCGGAAATGCCCGGCACCGGCGCCAGGGTGATATCGTCCGCCGTGCCGCCGGCCACGCCGCCGTAGTTGATCGAACCGTCCGCAACCTGCGACACGCGCACGCTATCGGTGGGCGACGTGCCCGCCCCCAGCCCCGTGAGCTTGTTCCCGCCCATGGGCTGGTTGCCGGTGTAGACCGTCTGGCCATCCTTGGAGATGGACTGGGTGAGCGCAGCGGCGATATCCGACAGGTCGGAATTTACCGCGCTGGAGGCGATCGTCGTCCCCGGCGTAAAGGGAGGCTGCGGCAGGCTGTAGGTGCCGCTTCCATTCCTAGCTATGGGAGCCTCCATCGGTTGTGGTATGGCAAGGCGTGCAAGCCTTCCAAATCGTTGTTTCTGTGCTGGCCGCGTGGGTTTTCGACCGGACCATCGGGCAGGACCCACTGCTGACGCCGCAGGCGTGGCTGCTCGGTATATTGGTGTGCGGAGTCGGGACCGCGTATGCCGCGACGGTATTCATCGTGCGGCTCCAGCCCGGCGCTCGTTGGCTTGCATCAAGGCTCGCGCGAGGGCCGTCGGCTCCCCCTCTCCGCGGCCCGACTCGATCATCCGGCGCAGCGCCTCTGCCCCGTACAGGCCAGCCAGGTCCGTCCGACCCGCTATCTGGTTCGTGAGGTAGGCCCGCGCGGCGGGGGTGTTGTAGGCCATCGAGGCCAGCCACGGCGCCAGCGCGGTCGCCAACGCCGTTCCCATTGAAGCCCCAAGGCCACCGGCCCCTGCCGCCAGCGCGCCGCCGCTCAGCAGGTTGGCCGTGACGCCACGGGTAGCCGTGCCGCTGTCCGGGATCTTGGGCGCGAGGAAGTCGGCCAGCTTGGACAGCTCGCCATACTGCCCACGGGCGCGGGCGAAGCCTTCACGATCAGACGCCCGCACGGCGCTGGAGAAGGCCCCAAGGGGGATGTCGCCCGTCACCCGGTCGGCCTGCCGGCCGCTCGCCATGGCCTTGTCCACGGTCTTGTAGGCGGCATATTCGCGACGAAGGTTCTGCCACTCGTTGCGCAGGGCCGGAGAGGCGGTGCGCTCCACGGCGTCATCAAAGGCCGTGCCAAGGGCCGAAAGCGCCTGCTTCAATTCGCCGTTGTTGGTCGAGCGAGCGCGGCGCGCGAGGTCGCTGCGGATTTGCTTGTAGGCTTCACCGGCAATAGTCGGGTTCTGCCCGTTGGCGACCGCATCCAGAACCGGCTGCAGGTCGTCCATGTAGGACTTGAAGACCGGAGCCACGTCGGTTTCCAGGCGGCGCCCGTAATTGGTCGCGACCTTCAGAACGTCGTTGGCAAACTGCGGATCAGGCTTCAGCGTGGTCCGGGCCGCGAGGTCATCGAACTGCGTGCCCAGCGTCTTGGCGACGTTGGTCAACGTCTCGGGCGAGGCATCCTTGGCCGCGGTACCCGTCCGCGCCATGATCGCCTCGTTGAGCGCCGACCGCTGCTTGTCGTAGGTCCGGTTCATCGGGCCGCCCGACAGGGGCAGCTTTGCCATCGTCTCCTCAAGAGTCCGCAGCGTCTTGCTGCCGGTCTCCTGCGAGGGGGTGAGCGGCACGCCTTCACGCTGGGCGGTCTGGACGATGCGCTTCTCGGCATCGGTCAACGTGTTGGTGATGGGCGAGACGGCGCCGCGGACCGCAGACGCACCCAAAGGCACCGCAAGGCTGGCCGCCAAGCCGAGCGCCGGGCTGTCTGTCGCGCCCGTGGTGGCGCCCCCGGCAATACCGGAGGCAAGCTGCGTGACAGGCTGCGTAGCGAGGCTTTGGGCAATGCCCTGCGTGAGCGTGCCGGGACGTGCTGCGTTGGCGACCGCGCCCGCCGGGAGCATGGTCGAGAGGACCGTGCCGATGCCTTGCCCCGTGCCCGCGGCGATCTTCTCCGCACGGTTCTGCGGCTCGAAGCGCGACGTGCGGTCTTCCGTCAGGGGGCCCAGGCTGCGCTGCGTCACGGCATCGCCAATGCGCCCCGGCAACGTGGCGACGTAGTCGATCCCGCTTTTGATGCTTTCCGAGCCGCCGATGGGGTTGTTCACCGGCACGCCAATCTGGCGCAGGCCCGCGGCGACCAGATCCACCGGGGCGCCAACGGTCTGGGCAATGGCGTCGTTCGTGTTCTGGGCGACCTGACCCACGAGACGGGGCGCCGAGGTCGGCGGCTCCTCGGGCGTGGCGTACTTGGCCCACGGCCCGGACTCGGGCGCGGCGTAGCGCTCCCAGGGGCCGCTCACCTGACGCGCTCCCAGTTGTTCTTGTCGGCCGGGTTGCCGCCCTTGAAGCGGTAGCCTTCCTCGATGGCACCCGGTGCGATCGGGCCGTTCGTCGGCTGCTGCGTCGGGCCGCCCGGCATGGTGGCGCGGATTTCGTTGGCGGCGCCACGCACGTCGGTCACGGGCAGACCAAGCTGCTTCTCACGCGAGGCAAGGCGCGTCTGCAGGAGGTCGATCACCTTGTTGACCGCCGCGCTCATGTCGCCGGTCGAGGTCAGCGCACCCTTCATGGTCGAGGGGTCGGGCAGCGTGCGCCGGATGATGTCGAGGTCGGGCCCGTTCAGGACGCCCAGGTTGAACAGCTGCTCACCCTTCGCCAGCAGGGCCGCCGCGTTGTAGGCCGTGTTTACAGGCGTCGTGGCGCCGGCAACCGACTTGATGGCCCCGAAGGTCCCGGTGTTCTCGAACTCGCGCCGGAAGTCTTCCAGCGCCGAGACGATGGTGGCGGCTTCCGAACGGGCCGTGTGCAGCTTCTCGATCTCCTGCCGGGTCGGCTGGCTTCGGTTGCGGTCGTCCTTTTCCTGCTCGCGGCGGATGCGCTGCTGCTCGTTGTAGTCGGCCGTCTGCTGACCAAACTGCATCTTGGCGCGGTCGCGCTGGACGCCCCAATCGCGATCAAGCTCGGCCTCAAGGGCCGCACGGGCGCGAGGCAGCGCTACGCTCGGGTCTGTTCCGAACTCGCCAGCCGCAAACCGCTGCTGGTACTGCTCAATCTGCTGCGGCGTGGGCCGCGGACGCGGCACGTCGGGGATGGCCGGTGCCTGCGGAGCCTGCGCCATCAGCACCGGGCCCGGGATGCCCTGCGGCGACGGCGTGGGCGGCATGCCGACGTTCTCGGCAGAGCCCTGCGGCACACCCGGCCGGTCCATGTTGATGGTGAGCCCTGCCGGCTGCCCCGCACCGCCGCCCGGAGGCGTCGCCAGGACTGTAACGGGAGGCGCGGCAGGAGGCGCCCCACCCCCGGCGCCGGGACCATAGGCTTGCGCAAATTTCTGTCCGTAGCCCTGAACGGTCATGCCGTTCACATCTCGGGCGCCGGGATTGTTCATGCCGCCTTCGCCTGCGAACCACGCGCGCGATGCGGCCTCGGGGCTGCCGTATTTCTGCACGTACTGCCCGAATTTCGCGTTGAAGACGGCGTCCTGTGCCTGCGGGCTGGCAAGGAACTGCTGCGGGGTCATGGGCTGGCCCAGCACCTCCTGCGTCCACGCGGGAATATTGGTGTCGAGGATCTGATATTTGCCGTAGGCGCGGTTGCCCTGCGGGTTGGCGACGGGGCCAACCGCGTCGTACCGACCGCCCGACTCGATGCCCGCGATCGCCTGCCCTGCGTTCCCAGAGCCACCTCCCGGCGACGGGAGGGGCTGGACGCCATAGCTGCTGCCGAAGTTGCCGGCGGCCGTTTTCAGGCCCTCCTGCTGCTGCTTCAGCTTCGCCTGATCAACCGCCAGCGATCCCGTCAGGCGCGCGCCCAGCTCGGGGTCGATCCCAGCCAGCAAGCCAATCCGCTTCTGCGGGTCCTGCTCGGCCATGACCGCGGCCAGTTTGGTATTGCGGTCGTCGGTGGCCTTCTTCTCGTCGCGGTCGGTGATGTAGCTGTCCACGCCGCCGACAAGGGCCTGCGCGAGCCGCCCGACGCCCTGCCACGGAGACTGCACGGGGCTGGTGTCGGTGCCCTGCATGATCATCTTCTGGGCCAGCGCCCGGCGCTCGGCGTAGGGGTCCCTTTTGCGCCCTACTCCGGCCAGCGTGTAGGCCAGGTTGTCGTCGGGGAGGATGGTCACGCGGCCCCCTTTCGCCCGGACGGACGCGCTGCTACCCTTGCGTGGGGCAGGAGATGGACATGAGACTTGGCCTTGTGATTGCCGTCGCGCTTTTGGTTGCCGCTTGCGGCACCCCGACGGCTTCCCAGAAAGAGAAACTGGCGGCGCTCCAGAACGTCGTGAACGAGCGCGTCGCGGCCGGTCAGATGACCAAGGCCGAGGGCGATCTCGTCATGGCCCGCGCCCGAGAGGACATCGACGCCGAATGGCGTCGCAACTACGCCCGCATGGTGAGCGGCGGCGATGGGCCTGCCACATACCAGCCGGTCGGCGGTGGGACGGTCGTGCGCTACTGAGCCGTTCACGGCAGCGCCTTTCCGTAATCCACGTACTTCATGCCGTCGATTTCGACCACGGCATCCGGGCGGATCTTCTCCACGTCCTGAGCCATCAGGCCGACGTGCGGCGTGTTCGGGTCGCTCTTGTAGGTGTAGAAGTAGAGCGGCTGGCCGTCGTCGGTGTAGCCGACCCGGCGCACGTTCTCCTTCATGCGGATGTCGGAGCCCATCAGCAGCGGCAGACCGTACTTGGCGCCGGCCGCGAGCGCGGTGCCGCCCAAGCCGAATAACCCCCCTGTCGTTGCGTTTTGCTGGTCCATCGCCATTTTTTGCTGGGCAAGAGACCCCTGATAGGCGTTCCAGTAGTTTCCGCTCACATCGGTCGGCGCGACCTGCGTCTGCGCCACCTGACTAAATTGCGGGTTCTGCACGCCGGTCCCGGTGCCGAGCAGCGTCGCCACCTCGTTGATCGGCTGCGTCCGGAGATTGGTCATCTCCTGAATCGCGCGGTCGCGGGTGTTCGCCTCCAGCCCGTACTGCTGGGCCGCCGACGAGCCCGCCTGGATGTCCGCCCCAAGTCGGAAGTCGTTGCGTGCCCGGTTGTAGTCGTCCTGTGCGGCACGCCATGCCTCGGAGCCGAGGGAGATGCCCTGGTTGGCAAGCCGCTGGTTCAGCGCCTCCTGGTCGCGCTGCATTTGCGGCTGGTTGCGCTGGATGATCGCGTCCCGCTGCTGCTGGCGGTATGCCTCGTTGTACTGCGGCGCCGGGGCAAGACCGTCGTAGCTGTAGGGGTTGGCCGTGGCCTCCCCGATGCGGCCGACATACTGGTTGGCGAGATCGGACGTGCCCTGCGTCAGCTTGGTCTGGCTGTCGTAGATGCGCTGCTGGTCAGGGCTGAGCGTGGTCGTCTCGTTCCACAGGGGAACCTCGACGCCACCCACGTTCTGCGTGCCGCGGATGTCGTAGGTCTTGGAGCCGGTCGGGCCGTACTGGTTGACCCGGTTCAGATAGCCGTTCGCAACCGCCGTATTGACGTTGCTCTGCGTCTGCTGCTGGCTGACGTAAGCGGGGTCAGGCGAGGCTGGCGCCGACGGTGTGCTCTTCCCCATGGGGCTGAGACCTGCTGCGCTGTTCCGGCTGCTTCTTCCGTTTCAGGAAGTCGCGGCTCTTGAACGTGTTTCGGTGAAGTCCGAAAACGCAGGCATGCACGCTTTTGGAATAGAACCGGGAAAGCGTGCCCCGAGGCGTGAAGCCAATCCCTTTCACGAACTGTATCGCGCGTTCGTTGATGGAAGGAATGGCAACAAGGACGTTGTCTACTTTGTACTGATCGAACGGGATTTTCAACAGGTTAATGATCGTCCGACGTGTGGCAAACCGGGGCGACGCCGCGGCAAAGCTCATCTCGACGGAGTTGTACCACGTCTCGCCCCCGACCTTCTTGGGGGCCAGATAATTGTGATAGACCGCGACCGCCAGAAGGCGCGCGTCCGCCGTATCGCCATCGGCCACGCCGACCGTCTTCATGCTGGGGTTTGCTTCCATCCACGGAATGCGCTGGGCAACCCACGGCAGAAGCTGCTCGTCATAACCAAACAGGAGGGTATGCTTCATGGCGCGCTGTCCACCGTTTCCCAGCCGCCGGCCGTGCCGACGCAGAGTTTTCCGAGGTCGCTGTCGTAGACCAGACGCCCCTCGATGTCCGTCAGGGCGTTTTTTTCAACTGTCGTGATGGGGGTAAGTTTAAGCGACGTGAAGCCCCCGGCCCCGTCCATTCCTGCGCCCGTCAGAACCTCGTCCACCTTGCGGCGGAACAACTCTTCGCTGGGCTGGAAAATCGGGATAATCGCCATTACAGCGCCACCCGCTGCCCGATCTCGAACTTGAGGTCCCAGGCGTTCAGAATGACCTGGATGCCATTGCTTTGCCCCGCCATGTGGACTGAGGCCACGGTCCCGATCCCGGTGGCGGCGTACCAGTTGTTATAGGGCGAGACGTTATCGCCCCACAGGCCGACATCCCATTCCGACGTATCCCACACCCCGCCCTGCGCGCCCGCCTGCATGGGGAAAGCATCCGTCGATAGCGGTTGATCGTTGCGGTAATCGACGTTCATGCGGATGGCCGGGACGACCTGCCCGCCCGCCGTGAACAGCGGCCGGATCATCGTCAGGCGCGAGAGCGCTCCGCCCCTGCCGTAGGTCTGGAAGCTCGTCTTTACCTGCCATGTGATGCCAGCGGTCCCGTCCGCATAGCCCGTCTCGGCCTTGTAAACCGTGCCGTCGCTGCGGCCGTAATAGGGGTCTTCGTTGAAGATGCCCCAGCAAGTCGCGTTGATTGGCGACGCGCTCTTGCCGTAGGTGCACCAAGCCCCCGTCTGGGTATTCACCACGAACTGAAACGCCGTAGTGGACGAGGTTGGTACATTGATCAGCGCGAGACGCGAGCGGGGATAGGCTGCCATCGACCAGCCGGTAAGGGCGCCGTAGCTGACAAACGCCTCCAGAATGCCTTGGTCGATGCGGTTGGTAATGGACTCGCGCGTTGCCGTGGCCTGACCGCCGGCCATCAACTGCCGGGTGCTGACCACAGCCGAGTCCGTCACAATGGCGAGGTCGCCGCCGATGCTTGCCGTGCTGCGGTTGCCGATCGGCGGAGCCCCGTTATAGACGCCAACCAGCGCCCAGGTATTGGCAGAGGCCGGATCGTCGCCCTGATAGACCACCACCTGACCATGACTGCTGACAAAGGCCAGATAGTCGTCCGAACCCGATCCCCCATCCCGGCTTACGGCACCGATGGCAATCAGCTTGCCGCCATCGGTGAATGCCTCGCCCAACTCGAACCCGGCAGCCGCGCCGGCAATGCTTGCCGTCGGCAAATACCATGCCTTTGTCGAATTATTCTGCACGAACCACAGGCGCGACTTGTGCAGGCATGGGAAATTGAGCGTCGAACTTGTGACATTGGTAATGGCCGGCGTGGCAAAGGATGTGCCGTCATAGGTTCTGACGGAGTCCACGCCGTTTGCCAGCACGAGGTAATGGCCGCCGGGCGTGGCAATCATGGTCGTCTGCCAATAGCCAGAGCCGAGCGTCGAGAGAACAGGAGCGCCGACCGCGCCGGCAACCGTGATCTCGTAGATGTCCGTGGGGGATGCCGCAAACAGCTTCCGGCTGGAAGGCCCCGCCCACTCCATGATGCTTTGGGCCGCGCCATTCATGCCCGTTGCGTGGACGCTGGTACCGCCCCTGACGCGAAGGTACGTCGCCTCCGGAAACAGGTTGTCCAGGATCAGCGCGTCCGCAGGCTTCATCGACGTGATGCCGTCGCGCAGGTTGAGCCCTCGCGTCGAGGCCGGGATCTGCGTCGTCCCCATGGCCGGGGGACGAGGCCGCGTCTGGCGGGTGCGGATGGGCGCGATGTAGGCCATCAGACGGACCAATTCCCCTCTGGCACCACAATTCCCGGACGCCGTGCCCACCAGTAATCCCCATTGGCGAAGCTCTGCGTGCTGCGGGGGCTGTCCTGCGCAAGCTCCTGTCGGCGCTGCAGGTCGAACTGCTCGTAAGCCGCATCCGAGGCAAGGCCGCGCGCCTGCAGGTAGCGATAGATGATCGCGAGCGTCATCACGCGCTCGCTCAGGATGCCGGTGTCGTCGTCGGCCAGCCATTCCGACTGCTTCACCCCCGCCGCAGACTGGCACCACAGGTTCGAGGTGTAGGCAAAGGCAAATGTTTCGTTAGCCTCGGGGATCGGCTGGACGAGGATGTTATCCCCCTCCATGTAGAACACATCCATGACCGGGAAGGTCTGGAATGCCTTCCACGCCTGCCATAGCTGGGGATCGATCGGCCCCCAGAGGGGGCGCCGTGCCGAGCGGTTCCAGAAGGACTCATCCAGCCATTTGCCGAGGTCGGACGGGACCATGCCCGTCTGTTCCTCCTGGTTGAGCGTGAGAAAGACCTTCTGCTTCCTCAGCTTTCGCCAGTCGCCGTACTTCATCAGCTCCGTGCCTTCCTCGTTGGCGAAGGAAAGCATCTGCTGCACGGTCGCATCGGTTGACGTGACCACGACATTGGGAACCGGCTCGCCTACCCGGCGGCAGACGTTCGTGATCATTTGAAGCAAACTCAAGCTGCAGCCCTCCAAATAATGCCACGTGGCGCCATGTTACGCCGCCTTCTTGCGGGTGGTGGGGGCCGGTTGCGCCGTGGCGCCCGCCGCATCGCCCGGCATCGGCGCGGGCTCGATCTGGTGCTTCGCCATGAAATCGCGCATGGCCTTGCGATCCTCTTCCTGCTCGGCACGCAGGCGCTCAAGCTCGGCACGCATGGCTGCGTTTTCCTTGGCGAGCTTCGCGCCTTCGCCGTTCAGGGAGGCCACGAACGCCTTGGCGGTGTCGCGCAGTTTCGGGCCGTCCGGGCCCAGCTTCTGGATATGCTCGTCGGTGAGCCGCGCCAGATCCTCGACCGAATAGACGTGGATCGACTTGCAGCGGGCGATCTGCCCGGCCGTGATGCCGCCCGCCCAGCCTTCCAGGGCGTAGCCGTCGGTGACGGCTTCAAGCCCTTCCTTCCAGCGGTTGTAGTGCGGCTCCAGCGCATCCCAGACGCAGGGCTGGGCATCGGGCCGACCGCGCATGGCCTTGGCGTCCTTGATCAGCCGGGAGACCTTCTCCGACTTCTCCCAGTTGGCGTAGCCGCGCTTTCCCCAGCTCGCCCAGTGGATCGCCTCCAACACCCCCTCGCCGTTCTCGACGTGATCCACCCAGAACTTGAATGGCACGACGGCGAGGTCGTTTCGGTCTTCCTGCTTGGCGTCGAACATTGGGGCTCCTGTGTTGGAAAAGAGTGGGCGGGAGCCGAAGCCCCCGCCCGTCCCGTCAGTACGGGAAGTCGCACATCACGATCTTTGCCGAGGCATCGACCGCGTAGGCCACGACGGCATCGGTCACGGCCGCGGACACGTCGAGCGTGCCGTCGGTCGCGCCAACCGCAGTGAGTGCATTGCCGTCCGCGCCGGCCGTCAAGGCCGTGGTGAGCGTCGCCGGACCCTTGATCTGGACCCAGCAATACTCTCCGTCGGCCGGAGCCGACTGGAGGACGCCCGCGCCCAGGCCTGCCGAGTCGGACAGGTCCGAGGTGACCACCGTGGTCGCGCCTGCCGACGTGCCCGAAGGCGCGTAGTAGTAGCAGACGTTGCCCGACACGGCCGCGACTGCGCCCGCCCCGGTGTCGTACTGGACGAACTTGTAGACCTTGCCGTCGGAAGCCTCGTAGTGGTCGCCGACGTTGGCCGGACCCTGCAGGTTGAGCTGCGTCGAGTCGTAGGTTGCGGTGATATCCGCGCCAATGAGCTGAGACATGGTGTTGTTCTCCTTTCCGTTCGCTTAGGAGGCGTCGAGCAGGATGCCCTGCAGCGCACGGTTCGAGCAGACGAGGTTGCCCATCCAGAGCATCGGGATGACGACGGCGTCCTGGTTGACCGAGACCTTGTCGTCCATCTGCGACCAGTTGGCGTCGCGGTGAACGACGAGGCCCAGATAGTCCGTGTTCAGGAAGTACATCTTCTCGGCGGTGGTCGAGAAGTTGCTGTTGCTGTCGAAGATCACGTCGGCATCGACGTACTTCAGGGCGCGGAAGCCGGCGGTCGCCTCGTCGCGATCGTTGGTGTAGCGCTGCTGGTCCTGCAGCGATTCCCAGTACATGGCGAAGAAGTCATGGCTGGAGACGATCAGGTCGGGCTTGTCGGCGCCACGAACGAGGCTGAGGTACAGCGTGTTCATGTAGCCCTTGATGTTGGCCTTCGTGACCAGATTGGTGCCGGTCGCTTCCAGGAACTGGTTGCGCCAGAACGAGTAGGTCGTCGAGTTGATGCCGCCCACCGTGCCCTGGCCGTTGGCCTGGATGATGTAGGCGAGGCCGCCCATCTGGTTGGTCAGCGCGCCGTCGGAGTACACGTCGATCGACATGTAGTTGG